GAAGTACATATTTCTTAGTCATTTTTATCTCCTTGGAGTGCGGGCGCTACCCGCACGATACTACTACCCCTGCAACACCTGGCGACTGGTCTCAGTCTCCACTTTTGCGTCCACATCCCCTTTAACTCGGTGTTCATGTTGAAAGCCTCCATCTGATATGAGCATACATAACGCATACGATGTCCCGGAAGATAAACAACCTAACAAAAAAGCGTTTACTAAAGAAACATCAAATGTAAATAGTTCTGTAAATGGGTTTAGGAGCAGAAGAAATACTCCTACCCAGAAGCCAACACACATTGGACAATGAAAGAAATGGTGCTTTGGACGAATTTTCTCAAACAACCTAGAGAAACACAATATCTGAGTCATTCCATAGCTGGCTAGAACAAAATAAACGAGACTCATTCTCTTCTCTTACTAGTAGAGGTATCCGTACCCAGCAAAATTGTAAGTTGGGTCTACTGGGACTGACTTCCTGTATGGTTCATCTTCCTCTGGTTTTATCTTTCCGTATTCTGTACTCTCTTCAGAACTTGGGTCGGTAAATCTATCCTCAATAAATTTATCATACTCGTAAGCAGACAAATTTGATAAAGTTGATGACTTCATATATTTATCAATCTCAAATAAAACCACCTGTAGTGGGTCAACCTCTTCATTTTCAGAATAAAAACCCTCAAGCATACCAAAGCTAGGTCCACCCTGCACGCTATCAAACTTAATAACACCACCACGATAAAGGGAGTCCATTAATTCCCGCTGATGATCAAAAACATCATCCCCAGAAAATGGTTTTGGTATGGTGACTACCCTTTTTTTACTTGGCACAACAACAATATCCATCTTGTGATGATCACTTATCAACAAGTTGCCTTCTAAAGTTTTACTTACTTTCAAGCTAATTTGAGCTTGAACTACTTTTTTCTCTTTTTTTTCGGCTTGATCGCCAAGTTTAATTTTAATTGTCATCTGTCTGGTATTCGCTCACTAATTTTTGAATTTTAAGGACACCCTTCATATCTCTGTCAGAAAAGTTTGAGATATCATACTTCTGTATTCTCTCTAGAACCTTCTCAGTACCATCTCTCATCTCTTGATCCTCTTTTATCTCGTTTAAGTCTAAAGATTTTTTTACTTGCTCATATAATCTTTTTAACTCATCTCCAAGAAAAACCTTAAAATCAACCCCACTGTTACTAAAGGACATGACATACTTGGACAACAGGTTTCTTTGCTCAGGTAACAAATCTCTATATTTTTGATTAAACTTTTCAACAAACTTTGACAAAACATGCCTGTCAACTCGGGAATCTTGTTTATTTTTAGATTCACCCCGAGCGCCCATAAGGTTTTCTATGATTTTTTCTTCCATTAAGATTCTTTGTTTTAACGGTGTTTTATCATTAAAAATTTGTGCTATGGTTGCAAAAGATTTGTAGTTAGGAATAAAGTTTGAAAAAACAGACTGACCTATGTCTTGGTTTATTGATTTGATAACTTTTGATTGGGCTTCAAATATATGATCTTTATCTAAACTATCGTACTCTTTTTTTGTGCGAAAGATAATTTTTTCGGCTGTATATTTATCAACCCCTAAATTTTCATCCAACAATTTATAGCAACTAAGCTCTTTTCCAAGAACAGAACTTTTGTTAAAGTTTTCTTTTACAAGGCTTAAAATGTTAGACTTAAGGGAATCATCTCTATTGATAACCGCCTTGGACATCTCTCTGATTAACGCCTCGTAAATAAAAGCTGTGTTTCTTTTTTTATTGTGTCTTTTTTTCATGCCTTTCTTCCAATTGTGTAATCAACATTTTAATATCCTGAGATGTTTCGTCTAGCAGGGCTTCTTCTCTATCAACACTTTCCCCCACAATACCTCTTGATAGCGGACCCATTTCAGAGGACCACCCTTTAAATAGGTTCCTAGAAGAGTTAGAGGCTGCACTTTCGCCAGCAGATGATAAGTAACTTCTTTTTCTTGCCCCTGCTCTTCGGTCGTCTGTGGAGACTGGTTTGTACCAATCATCATCTCTGGACCCTGGTTCGGGTTCTGCCAACAATGGTCCTGTATCTTCCTCTGCTCCCGCATCGGCTCCGGCATCAGCTTCAGTGTCTGCCCCCGTGTCCCCACCCACATCACCAAGTGCTCCTGCGTCGCCCGCATCAGCAGCGGCGTCGTCAGCGGGCGGTGCAGCGGCAGCAGTAGCTGCCTCACCGGCTGCGGTGCCTACAGACTCAAGAACAGAACTATGTTTGGAGTCAGTGTATTGTTCCCACATAATTCTTTGTATTTCCTCGTCATCGATCTTAAAGATATTCTTATAGACCCAGCGTTTTGAGAAATATCCGTCTGTGGCTGCGCCTGCGATATCAAATTTAGTACGAAGGTGTTCTAATTCTTGAAGTTCAGCAATCTTTGAAGGATTGTTTAAA